TGCCCCTTAGACTTAGTGAAAAACTCAGTGAGCTTACTGGAAGGCGCCATGTCGAAAGTGCTGCCGGAGGTAACACGCAGTCGCTTAGATTGATCCGCTGGGACGCTGCGACTCGCCTTATAAGGGCTAGCCTTCTGTTTAGGTGCCACAGAAGGGGACTTACAGTTGGTGCGACTGCGAGGGGCTGGTGGAGGCGCCTTAGTTGAAAGGGTACGATAGACTGGGGGGGTGTTGCCATTCATCTGTAACAATGCATAAGCGACCATATTAATTATGAATTAATTGGAAGGTAGTAGGGATTCGAACCCTCAACTTACTAGTATGCGGAAGACCTGTAACCAACTACACTACGTTAGTAAGATATAGGTAGAGGTTTATAAACTGTATATACCCCACACCTCTCCTAAATTCGGCCTTTCTTAAGCCAGAAGACCTCACTTTAGTTATATTAGTATGTTCCATTTATGAGCATTACGTGACATCACTACCGTTAGGTTCACTTCACTGTTTCCAAAAACTGGATTCCAACTTTTCATTGAAAAGGAAGGGGATAGCAGAAGCGGCTTACAGACGAAATCCACACTGCTTTGAAATCCCACCACATTCAAAGCCATCGTTCAACCACAAAGAATGGTTACAAGATATACACGTCGACTTACTCCCTATCAACGATCTACCTCTAACTCGCGTACTTATCGTTTCCCGAGAAGGTACGGTTATGCACGCACAGGTGCTAGAACCTACAGAGGAAGAGGATCATATTATGGACTTGCAGCATCGCTGGCAACCAGAGCAGCACCGTACGCATACGGGGCCTTCAGATCTTACAGAAAAGGAGGAACTGCAGGATTGAAAACATACGCGAGGAATATGGTTGGACAGGCGGCAGCATCTGCAGTAAAAAAATACACAGGATACGGTGCATACTCGCGCATTGGTAAAGGAGGAATGAATGGAAATCAAGCACCAAGAATTATGAATGGTGCTAATAATGACGGAAGCGTAGTCATTTCAAACAAAGAATACTTGGCAGACATTAAAGCATCACCAACTGCGGGAATGCTTGCTATGTCTTCGTACAACATAAATCCAGGGGACGAGAACACTTTCCCTTGGCTAGCTACTATAGCGAGAAATTTCCAAGAATATAGATTGGAAGGAGTCGCGTTCATGTACAGATCGCTATATTCTGATTCAACATCAGGAGTAAGCGGAGCACAAGGCGCAGTTATAATGAGCACACAATACGATCCTACAGAAGCACAACCTGATACCAAACAGGAACTTGAAAACAGCGAATTTGCGCAATCCGGAAAACCATCGCAAAGCATGACACATTTTATTGAATGTGCAAAAAATCTTACGCCACTTTCGAATTTGTACATAGCTACCAGTCCCGAACAACTAAAAGGGGACAAAAGATTTTACAACTTCGGAACTTTCAATATCGCAAATCAAGGAGTGCCAGCAACTGCAGCAACATTGGGAGAATTATGGATTTCTTACCAAGTAAGACTGTACAAACCAAAACTAACGTTGGACGACGGAGGAAGAGACAAATTCTACGAAGTAACAATATACAAAGATGATGTTACTCCTTACGACAGTGCAAATCCAAATTCATTAGTGAATATGGTAGATGCCGACAATGAAAAAACGTACGGATTTCCTGGAAATAATTTTTTCCCTTTACTTTTTGAGGGTAAAAAAACATTATGGCCAGGAGTAAGGGGACCTAGCACATTTATCATCACGTATTACTGGCACGGAACAACTGCAGCGGCATACACTCTAGGAACATTGACACTAAGCAACTGCAGAGAGGACTACCTACTCCTATCACGATCAGGAGATGTGGCACCACAATTCCAAATACATGGACCAGGAATCGGTGTGTCAAGCAGCACATGCATGTTGCAATTTGCGATAACATTAGACGCACCAAACACTTTCACAAATTACGCAAATGGAAACCCATGGGGTTGGTCATTTACAGGTACTTGGGTACTTCCAGCTGCTGGTGCAGGCTTCAAAATGCATATAACACAAGTACCTTACAAAGCAATTGTCACAAACAATTAATAAAGCTCCTTTTATTATAAATACTATTGCTTTCTTATTACACATCAAAGACAGTAGGAAAGCAATAGTCCGCTCGAGTTTTATCTCCGATCTCTCGCTTCTACTGAATTGACTACGCAAAATTTTTTAGTCGTTTTTTGCTGCGGGATTCATCCGACAGCACATACGGCTCCATTTATTCTGCATATCCGCCTAGTGAAACAGGTGGCAAATTATGCCACACGTTTGTAATATTTTGTCATGGGCAATGTGTTGCGCTCCTAGCAGGTTTACAACCCTGAACGTCGTCGCTATGAAATGTGAGGCTAAAGAGTCTAAAGAGTCTAAATAAATATAATTACTTAAAAAGGAAATTTCTATATATGGTAAAAATTTTTTGAGGGGCAGTGTGATTGAGTAAAAATACTCCAATTCGTCTACTGTCCTGACTACATGATATGTGTCATGAGCCGAAGTAGACTCACAAAGGCATGGACTAATATTAAAATTGTCCATGCCTCTAAAAACCCAGACTCAGACTCAGACTCTATATATAAAGTATACCCCCCCCCCAAAGGGAGTGAGTCCGATTTGGGGTGTTTATGATTTAGTGAGGAAATATGTTTTTATAACGGGCCGGGCGGGCCGGGCGGGCCGGGCGGGCCAGGCGGGCCGGGCGGGCCAGGCGGGCCGGACGGGCGGGCCTAGGGGGCCGAGGGCAATTCGATTGTAACCATGGGGTTCACGGCCCATACACCTATACGCCGCTAACGCGGCTAACCCCTTAGGGGTATAGTGTGATTCAGTGATAACCTAAACCCTGAAGTCGACAATAGGGTATTAATTAAATATAAACAGGTACCAAAACTTAAACAAAAAAACAGTATTGTTTTATTTTTAAACTGGAGACTTTATTAAACTCGCTCTTGCAGAATATCGTATCTCATCCTTGGAACCTGCTGAGGGAACTCCTGGGGGGTTTCAGCATCGAATGGGAGATGTTCAGCCACTTCAGTATCCACATTGATCCTGCGGATATCCCATCTACCCAAGGACATCTTCTTAACCTTGGGCCAGAAGTTGGCAAACACAATGACCCATGGTGTATTGAAATGTAATCTCCCACCACGGTACTTAGTACAAGTGACTTCACCATTCTTGAAGTCCTCGAGGTACTTGTAGAACTTCTCGCAGAACTCGAACTGCCTAGCAAGATCCATAATAAATCCCTTGCATGTATACCCAGCATCTATGGCTTCCTTTAACTGGTGAGAAGCTTCCTTATCGTCATTAATGCCACTCAAACAGAGCCAGTCAAAGGTTCCATCCTCATGGTACTTAGACCTACTCATATAACGACTGAACCAGGACTTACCAGTATCACCACGATAATCCACATACCAGATTATCTTCCTGTCACCCCAATGACAGTCCTTATCTTCTACTTGTTGTAGAAGTTCTACCTGCCAAGACTTATCAGGCCTATCGGGAATGCGCACATGGGAAGACAGACCAGGCCTGCAACTATAGAGGGACATAATCCCTGCAGCATCTCCAAGGCGCTTGAGATTCTGCTTTAAAGCAGTACCCACGTTAGGAGCCTTCCATATACGCTCGATGAGACGAACACCCTTCTCATTCTCGATAGAGACTAGAAGATCATCATTCTCTCGATCTTCCTTACCAATGTACTTCTTAGCATCAACGAATGCTATGTCCCCAGGTAAACCCTTAATGTTGCAATGTATCTTATTGCAACTTGGATCCCATACATATCCAGGAGGTACGTCAGGGTCCCTATAACAGAACTTATGAGGACTCTTGAAACAAGGCCTATAACCAAGGTCAACAACCACATGAGTGTGGATATATGGACACTTAGCGTCTGCAGTTTCATGAGCAAGTCTTATCCAGATACCCTCTTGCTTGTGGGTAGGATACAAGGTCTTAAACCAAGCAATATACTTCGCCTTATCGAGGTGGCCCTTATATCCCAACAGAAGATATCGATACTGAAGGCGAAACTTAGGATTGTCGATATCAACAACTACCCCAGGCTCCTCTAACTCCACTATGGGTGGAAGTTCTAGAGAGGAGCAAAGAGGAATGTCATCCTCAAGATTTATTGGGGACATTGGGGAATCTGGGATACTTGGGGGTTGACCACAAGGACTCCATTCCACCTCGCAGGGCTCAGTGTCGGACTCCTGCTCCTTCTCAGCCTCTTTGGAGAGCCTGAGTCGCTTAGGGCTAGGATCAAGGGGCTGAGTGCCAATTCTCCTTGCGCAGTGCACTGCATCCCAACCATCAGATTCATCTGAGGAGAGATGTCCATCGGAGACGATGAATCCACCACCCTCTTCCTCTTCATCGCCCTCAGAATTGAGGGCTTGATCACTGTCACTGGAACAGTGCGCTTCACTATCAAGGAACCTACACGAAGAGCGTCTAGGCGCTTGCTTATGGACTCGTTGAGTTCGGACAGGCGATGGTGGACTGCTTTCCCCATCATCACTCGATATGCAGATGGGGTCACTGAGTCTAGGAGCTGGTTGCCCCTTAGACTTAGTGAAAAAC